CGTGCAGCCCTCCAGCGTGCCGGAGTTGCCCTTTTTGCCGTACTTCAACTGGAACATGTGGATGCGGAACGCGATGTCGCAGATGGAGATACCGGCATAGTTCGCGCCGCGCTTGCGCCACTCGGCAATCTGCGAGTTGTGGCTGTAGGTGTAGTTCAGCGGGGCAAGGCCAGTCGCGGACGTGGGTTTGCCAGCGGCATCCAGACCGCCCATGTACTTCGCATGAACCATGAACGCGCGGATCGTGCCGTCGGGCGCGACGCACTCCGGTAGCGGGAAGTAACCGGCCTTGCGAGAGGTGCGGTAATACTTCCACCAGTTCACGCCGTCATCGACCAGCGACATCCATGCGGATTTCTGCGCGACACCGACCATGCCGTTCGTACCGGCGCGGGTGAACGTGCCGTCAACCTTGTCCACGGACTTGATTTCGATTTCGCCGTTGGTGTCGATCTCATACTCGCACTCGACAGTCCAGAACGCGAACTGCTTGCAGTACGGGTCTGCGCCGACGACGGTATTGGTGCTGGGCTTGGCTGCGCCGAGCGCCTTGCTGTCCTCAACAAACTCGCCCTCAGTAGTCTGAGAGGTTGCAAAGTCGTAGAACTTGACACCAAAGGTCTTGTCGCTCTGCAACAGATTGAACCAGCGGGCGAGCAGCTGGGTCTTGGTGTAGTTGCCGTCATCAGCGCCGTGCCACCAAGAAACGAACATATCGTCGATGTTCTCCGGGGTGACGTTAGCAGCGTAGAAGCTGTCGTAGATGGCTGCGCCAGTCGTGCCGGCCAGTTCAGCCGCTTTCAGGCTGTTGGCGGCTTCCAGCGCGGCAGCGACTTTCTGCAACGTCTCCTCGGTTGCGGGATGGGAAATGAGTTTCATAATTTTACTCCTCCTCGTTCATAAAGAAAGAAAACAGCCCGTTTTCATCCGGGCCAAGGGCATAGGTTGCGGCTCCGGCATATCCGGCTGCCTGTTGCGCAGCTTTGGCGGCGGTTTCAGCGAGAACCTTAACGCGGACTTCCGTTGCGTTGGATTTCTCTGCCGCCGCGCTGGCGGCATTGGCGTAGTTTTTCGCCACCTGTGCCTGCTTCTGCGCTTCGGCGGTAGCCTGTCCTTTTGCTACCGCGATTGCTGTAATGTCCATGTTCCTGCTCCTTTACATATCGCAGAACTTGCCACTGGAATCGGCAATGACGATACGCTTCTCGTGGATGATGTAGGCTTTCGTACCCATCGGCGGGTTCTTGATGTCTTTCAGATCCTCGCTGTCATCGCACCAATACATCGTATCAGGCTGGCGAGTGACACCATATTGCTCGCTCAACTGCACCATTGTTCACACCCCCTATTCCTCGTCCTCGTTCAAGAAGAACGAAAATTCGCCGTTTTCATCGGCACCAAAAGCGAATGTAGCAGCCCCGGCGTAACCCATGCACTGTTCAAGGGTTTTGTCGGCAGCAGCCTTTATCGCCGCAACCTCAACTTTGACTTCCGTGACCGTTTGCAGGTCGTTTTTTACGGCGGCTTGTACCGCCAGCGAATTTTGGTAGCTGAGCGCCGCCTTTTGAGCGTTCTCGGCGGCCAAAATACCTTGTTCTTCCGCCTGTTTGACCTTAGCGTAGTCGTACACGACTTTCAGCTTGCTATACGGATTTACGCCGTCGCCCTGCTTCATGCGGAGGTTGCCGTCGGTCATTTCTTCGACAAGCAGTTCGCCGTCGTCGTAGATTTTGCCGTTTTTCTCGGCGGTTTCATATCCCGCAGTAGTGCCGTGGCGGGGAATAATTGTAGCAGCCAAAATACCATCTCCTTTCTACCGAGCGCCGCGATTACTCGCTATCCTCGGTTTTTGCAAGAACCTTTAGTTTGCTGTACGGATTCACGCCGTCGCCCACTTTGAGGGTAAGGCCGCTTGCCGTTTCTTCCAGCAGAAGTTCAAACTTCTCATAGATTTTCCCGTTTGCTTCGGCCTGTGCATACTGCGCAGTTGTGCCGTGGCGCGGGATTGCAGTAACAGCCATTTGTATACCTCCTCAATCGTCCGGGCCGCCGCCGTCAATGACAAGGGAAGTCGTCGTTCCCGGGCCGCCGCCTGTCAGCTTGAATTGGCTGACCTCGTTGGCTTCACCGCCGTCGAGTGTTCCGTAGTCTACCCAGTTCACGCGGGCGGCCGCCTTGGACGCTTGTGCGGCGCTATTGGACGCGGCAACGGCCTGTTCCTTGGCAGACGATGAACTATCCTCTGCATCGGACTTTGCCTTTTCTGCGGCTTCCCTCGCGGTTTCTGCGTCGGCCTTGGATGCAGCGGCCTTGTTCTCCGAATTGAGCGCGGCGGCAGCATGGGCGGCGCTCTCGCTGGCCTTGGAGCCGGCCGTCTCGGCGTTGCGGGATGCTGTAGCGGCGGATGCGGCGGCGGAATTCTCGGACGCTTCTGCTCTTTCGGCGGCATCGGC